ATACTTTGCGAAGTTAATTCATCCTTACTTGGTGGAGAATAATGTCAATTATCTTGAGATAGAGACTCTTACCAAGATAAAAGAGGAGTTGAAGGATTTTACCTTGAGTCACCACTGGTGGAAGGAAAGTACCAGCCATTGGGATTTGTTCATCGGTGATGAGATGATGGTATTAACCAAGGACCCCGTAGGGGATAGTAAGGGGTTTGTTAGGAGGCCATATTCCAAAGGGTCAATAAATAAGGGAATTAAAGGTCCAGAGTTCTTATCGCCGATGTCTAGTGAGAATAAGACGAGTTTGTTAGCTTGGATGGAAAGGAAAGATGAGGGGAAAGTTATAGTGTTGGATGATACGCCCCTGTGTAAGAGGTTCAACTTTTTGGGGAAGGTATTAGTGGGCACTTATGAGATGGTTAGAGAGAAGGCTGACATAAATAGTTGGAAGTGGGCGAAAGTGCCTGTGGGTAAGGTATCTTTATCGAAGGATGAGGGAATTGTTAAAGGGAGAATGATGTTAAGTGTTAGTAACTTTGGTAAAGGGGGAGATGGTAAGTTCCATGTTATTGGGTCAGCTTTCTCGTATGGGGTTTGGAATGGAGAATGGTTCTCACCTGAGGTGGTTAGGGATCAGCCAGAGAGAGTGGTCGGAATACCTGTCTGTGTTGGGCCTCATGAACTTGAGGATAATGATGGGGTTGTGGAGAGTATTAAGTTTGAGAATGATACGATAATAGTCGATGCTATAGTTGATAATGTGGATAAGCAGAAGGAGATTGAGGATGGCAATTACGTTGGATTCTCTGTAGAGATAGAGGTATTGGTAGATAATGTCAGGCACATTATTAAGAAGATTATGGGATATGATAGAGTGAATATAGTAGCTAATCCTGCGTGTGAGGTGTGCACAATTGCTGATATCGTTCAGTAGTCATATAGTATTAAATAGGATGATTTGCGGAGTGCAAGTTATCAAAAATGATAGGGTTAAGCTAGGTATTAGAATAAACCCTTATTGTGAGATTAGAGGAACTCAGGAGGAGTTAAAGGTATTACAAGAAGAGCTCCTGGGTATTAGTATAACTAGTGCGTTGAGGCCACATTTTCTAAGGATTAGTGGTATTGAAAACTGTCACATGATGACTGGGTTTATTAAAGGGGAGAGTAAGCAATGGTTTTTAGAAGTTGTTAAAAGGTTTAAGAGAGGGGATCATTTAACAAGGAAGGGTATTCTTCAAATAATGGCTATAAGGCCTGTTCCAAAGAATAAGGGGTTAAGGGTTACGTCTGCTGATATTATCCAAACGATAATGGAAAAGTGAACAAGCGGATGGTTTTTGGATAGTCAATACCCCTCATTACCCCTATATATACTTAGTACGCTGATATAGATATAGGTGAAACGTTAATGCCGAATCCGGGTGAAGGCGAAAAGAAAATAGAGGATGAAGCCTATCCCCCAGCTGGGACGCAGCCTGATCCTAAGGTGGCGACTCTTTCCAAGGAGCTCGAAGCTCTCAAGGGGGAGAAGGCACTTTTGGAGAAGGATAATGCAGATCTCAAGCTGAAAGTTGAGGAGCTCTCGAAGAGGCTGTCTGATATCGACAAGCTGGAGAAGGACAAAGTATTGTCTGCAGTTGTCGAAGGAAGGATCGCCAAGGGGCTTTCAAAAGTGGAGGATAAGGACAAGTTAGTTGAACGACTGAATAAGCTCTCAAAGGCAGAGTTAGATATCCTTAGTGAGGATGTCGAAAAGCTGTCTGTTCAGCCTCCGGTTGGAGATCCCAAGCCAAAGACTGCAGGAGTGCAGCCGACCGATGCTGAGCGCAAGCTAAGCGAAGATGATAAGAAGATGAGGGCTTTGCGAAAGGAGTACTTTGGTCACGAGGACCCCTTATAGTTGAGGTGATGTAAATGGCCGTTGGAGAGATTACAAGAGACGGCTTCCCTTACCTCGCTCTAAAGGGTTTGACGAAGACCAATGTTGCTGTTTCTAAGGGTCAGGTTGTGGTGTTTGATACTGATGGCTGGATGCTGTCTACAGATGCTTTAGCCGGACCTCATGGGGTGGCACTGAATACTCAAACGGCGACTGCACTTACCCAGAAGGAGATGAATGTATTAGTTAGGGGTTGTGTAATAGTTGCCAAGGCTGCTGAGGATCAGTTCCAAGGACAGTCTGTTAAGTGGAATGGTACCGCTGTTGCCAAGCTCACGGAAGGTGTAGATAATCTGATGAGCATAGTTGGCACGGTATTAACCACTGCTCTTACAGCTGTGGGGACTGTGGAGATAATATTGTTTCAGTGAGGTGAAAACATGGCTGTTGGAGAAATTACTAGGGATGGATTCTCTTATCTGGCTGTAAAGGGTCTTTCAAAGACTACTACGGCGTTGACTAAGGGAAATGTAGTGATATTTGACACTGACGGATGGATAACTGCAGGAGATGCAGCTGTTGGACCACATGGTGTGTGTTTAACAACTTCTGCTGCCAGTGGGCAGCAGGTGTGTTCTGTTCTTCTGAGGGGCTGCGTCATAGTTTCCAAGGCGAATGAAGCACAGTTCCAGGGAAATGCCGTCAAGTGGAATGCGACTGCTGCCGCGATACTTGTTGAAGATAAGGATAATCTTCAGAGTATTATCGGTACCGTTATTGCAGATGTGGCGAAAGCCGCTGTGACAACGGAGATAGTGTTACTTCAGTGAGGTGAAAATATGGCTGGAATAATTGTTAAGGATAACGTGACTGACGCAATGAAAGCGCAAGTCTTCGTTCAGGAGATGCTTGGTCTCGTAAGGGGCCAGTATAATCTGAGGAAGCTTTGCAGAGTGTTTGACTTAGGCAATGAGATCATAGCACACATTCCCATTGGGACCACTTTGGCTGGGACTGAGAAGGTGCCAGAAAATGTAGAGGCTGGAATTAATGCGGCCTCGTTCACTGATCTGGACTTCGAGTGCTGGAAGAACGTCGTGCATCTGGCAATATCGACTGAGGCTGAGTTAAAGTCTCGCTTCAATATAATGTCGATACAGGTGCAGGATGGAGCCAAGGATCTCGCGCGGATGGAAAATAAGCAGATAGCTGAGATTTTCCCTGCGCTGATAGATGTGAGCGCTGGTAACTGGACTTCGACTACGAACCCGCTGGATGACATAATGCCGACTGTTGCCACCCTTGAACTGGATGGTTTCAGCCCGGATGTCATCTGTATGAGGACCGACGTCTATGGGTACTTCCTTTCCAATGAATGGATTGTAGGGGCGTATCCGATAGGTGCGACGGTTGTGCCTGGCGGCATTATGAAGCTGGGGGATCTCGAGATAATGAGGGATTCCGCATTGGCAGCTGCAACCTGCGTGTTGGGTGACAGGAAAGCGCCTTTCGCTGCGTTGGCGGATGGTCCGACTGTCGTATCTCAATATGATGGTGGAGCGAAGTTCAACAAGGGATATGCTGTCGCTCAGTTTATGCAGCCTCTCTTGGCCAACTCTGCTGGTGCCAGGGAACTGACCGGATGTCTAACCTAAGGGGAAAAATTTCCCCTTACCATTTTTTGGTGGTAGAATGGCGGTCGATGTAACGGTAACAGACGTCAGAGTTGCTCTCAATAACATTAGTATTATTGAGGTGGCGGATGAGACCATACAGCAAAAGATTGATGATATTGCTGAGTGGTTGACTGAGCATGGCTACAATATTGATGTAAGAGCAGCTAGGCGTTATATCCGTTCGTGGGCCGCCCTTCGTTCTTTTGCCATATCGAAGACGTATTCGATGATGAAGCAAGGAGATTTACAATTAAAGAATGAGTGGCAAGTTAAATTAGATGAGTTAAAGAATGATTCTAATGACTCTTGGGCTGAGTTAATCGGTGCTGAGAGTTTCACAAGTGTTTCTACAGCGATGTTTGATAATAGGCCAGCAGATCCGTTGGATACTGGCGATGAGTTAACAGGTGCGGGGACAGAGGAATAGGTGGAAGACCCACTTCACAATTCCCAGAGGAAAACCCTCGAGGGATTTAAATGGTTAGATATTATAGGCATGGCGGTAAGTGGCAACCAATACGTACTGGTAAGACTACCGCTACTGATATTTCTCGTAGTACTGCTTTTACTCCTAAGGGAACGATGAGGAGTATACATGTTGATAAGAGGGATATAGTTGCTGCAGCTAAAGCTGCCACTGATAAGATAGATATGGAGTTAGATAAAGATTTAGCATATGAGCAGGGTTTTGGGCCATATACCGCAGAGTTATTCGGAAGTGAGGGCGCCCAATTAAATAATATGATGAAGGAGCTGGGCCCCGCTGGTGAGAAGGCTATAACTCCTGAGGGGCTTATGGGTACTCCTGGACCATCTAGTGCATGGCCAAGAATGGCAAAGAGTGTA